GAAGAAGTGGGCCATGGACATGGGTACAGCAGGCAAAGCGCTGAATGCTGGTGTGCCTATCCTATACGCGTTCTATGAATCCCTCGCTAGAGCTGGGAGTGGCACCTTTGGGAGCCACCCTTGGATTTCACAGTCGGGCATGATGAGGAATGCCCGTGGTCTAAAAGGATCGAGGGTGCCGATTTCGGATGCCGCTAGAATTAGTTTCTGGGAAGCATTCGGAGTCTCACCACACGACCAGATCATAACTGAAAAATCCATTGCGGAGCGAAAATTTGATTTTTCGTCCAGCTCAGAGGGAAATACTTACGACTTACTTACACTTAAACAACATTACTTGTCACACGACATCCACAACGTTTAACAACTAAAATTATCACACTACTCAACACAATTCCTACACAACAATACAACAGCCAACACACTTACTCAAAATGGTTCGCACCAAGAGCAAGCGCAATACCAAGAGGATTCAATATACCACAGGGAAACCCTCCCGTAATAACCGAGGGTCTTCTGGTTTCGTTTCAAACCAGCAAGACCTCGTGCAGCTACACGGGCTTTCCAACCCTTTTAGCCAACATGCGAGGGGGTCTAAACTACCTGATACTGACTCCTCTAAAAGTGTCCCGGTTAGCTTGGTTAACCGGTATACTAGGTCTAGTGACGCTAATGGCAATCTTGCTATTAGAGTTAAACCGGACCTCGCTAACAACATTGCAACTGCTACCACAATTACAGGGAATGTTATCACTACTTTTGGTGCTCCTGCCTCTACCGTTGATTATACGGCACTGGCAGCGCAGTTTGAGAAGTACAGGATAGTTTCCTGGGGGGTGAAGATCTACTCCACACTGGCACCAACTGACCAGTCGGGATTCTTCACCGTCATGACCAATCCAACCTTTGGGGATGGCATGGATGCAGCGAGCTGCTTCTATGAAGAAACAAGGACATTTCCAGTTACCGAGACTTCGGTACAATGGATCTCCAAGCCTGTAGGCAATAGTTACCTTGACTATGCTTTGATCTCAGTTTACGAACCTTGGGATGAATGCTGTATCTATGCATCTGGCCTTCCAGCCAGCACGTCAGGATGCATCCAAATTGAAGTTTACTTCAATCTGGAATGTCAGGTCACTCTAGGGGCTATTTCTTCAACCATTGCCACGCCGGCTGC